GAACGCCAGCTGCGACGCACGCCGCTTCGACACCACCTCGTAGAGATCGTCCCGCAGCTCTTCGTAGGTCACGATGTAGCCGAGCGCGTAGGCGACGTGGGTGAAGCGGCTGACCGGCCCCTGCACCTCGATGTCGTAGAAGATCTGTTGTCCCTGCGGCTTGACCGGCGCAAGACCGAAGCCGGTGATCTCCACCTCCTCTTCGTACGCCTTGTCCGATGTCTGCTTGTCGAGCAGATCGAGGTATTCGACCGGGTGTTCGTTGTAGGATCGACCCCAAAAAGCTTTAACGCCCGGCCAGAGCGCCTTTGGATGCGTCCCCGTAGTTATAACGGCCATGTAACTAACTCCTCTGAGTAGAGGGGCAGCCGCATCCAAGCGTTGCCCAGGTAGATTGGTTGAGATAGGAGGAGAGCGGGCTGATGAGGTGTTGGAAGCACCCCATCAACCCTGACCATGTGAAGCGATAGGAGCGCTCCGAATGGCTGAGAGCAACGATGCGCCGTTCCGTATTTCGCGCAAGGATGCGACCGCTCGTGGACTGGCTTGGTATTTCGAGCACCCCTGCATCCGTGGCCACTGCGCCAAGCGTTTGGTTTCCAACAAAGCCTGCTTGGAGTGCCACAGGCTGCGTCGCGCTCACGTAAGAGCGACCCAGTCTGTGATGGTGAAGTCCCAGAAGGCGGCGTCCTACCAGCGACACAGGACGGAAACGATCGCCGCAGTGACGGCCTACACCGAGGCGAACCGCACCAAGGTGCGAGAGCGTCGCCGCAAGCACCGGGAAGCCAACAAGGAGCGGCTTGCCACCAACTACGCCGAATGGGCGAAGGATAACCGCCCGCTGCTTCGTATCCACGAGAAGCGGCGTCGAGACCGCAAACGCGGCGCCTCTGGCAAGCACACCTTTGCTGATATCCAGGACATCGGCCGGATGCAGGGGTGGCAGTGTGCCAACCCGCTGTGCCGTATCCCGGTTCGTGACGGATACCACGTCGACCACATCGTGCCGATCGCGCTTGGCGGCTCGAATGGGCGGCGGAATATCCAGCTGCTCTGTGCCCCTTGCAACCAGAGCAAGCACGCGCTCGACCCAATCGAATGGGCGCAAACGCAGGGGCTCCTGTTGTAGCATCAGATGCCGGTAGCGTTTTGGTACGGGTGAATGGCTTGGTTGAGCTTCACCAGCCATCGCGCGTACTGACCCACGGCATTGTCGGTCTGCTGCAGCAACTGGATGATGCGCAGCTGGAATCCTGGCGTGGTTGCCAGCGAGCTGGTCTGCATCGTCCAGCCCGACTGCGCCGAGTAGGCGTTGCCGGTGCCCGACAGGAGATTGGCGTTGCGGCCCGACGCGCCCGACACCATCGCGGCGCCCGCGGCGCCGTCCTCCTGCACGGCGTAGAGCAGGTCGGGATCATCCGAGACCACGACATAGGCTGCCTGACTCGCCGGCAGGTACACCGGCTGCGTCTGCTGCAGCGTGATCACTCCCTGCCCGGCGTTATTGGTGATCCCCTGGAAGGCGCCAAGCACCATGTTCGTGGTACCGGCCGTGGCAATCTGCACCGTCTGGATGCCATTGCCGTCGGAGCTGTTGGTGATGAGGATCACCGGATCGCCGATGTAGAGCGCGGTGGGGTTGGAGGCGGGGACGTAGTAGGTGCGGACTGCTCCGCTGTAGGGCGCGCCATTGCGCATTGCGTAGGGGCGCAGCCCGAATGGGGAGTTTGCATTGGGCATCGCATAGCCTCTGCCATGTCGCCTATGCGCTGCGGCTGACCGGCCAGGGCCAGCCCGCAGCACTTAGGCAAGCGGTTAAAGGGATGTCGTGCCGCGCGCGCGTGCGATGCCTAGCCGCGTGACGGCTGCATTCCGGTGCCGGGCATTGCTATCCCGTCACCTTCGGAGGCCAGTGATCAGCGTCGAGAGTTTCCTGTCTCGATCTTGATGTCGCCTCGCGTTGACCCAGCGTAGCGCAGGTTGCCATCCGGACCTCCTGGTCTCGAATGATCGCCCTTGCCGATCTGAGTCAGAAGGCTATGGACCACCATTTCCTGGGCGGCCATATCCTCTCGGAACCATTCTTCCGGCACCTCCATCAAAAATGCAACCAAAGGCTGTCCGCCACGGCCGACGCCGACGACCATGGAGACCACCCGGCCGTCCTCTTCGTGCACCTGCTCATAGCCCGCGTTGCGTGCCTGCATGATCCGCCCCGGCGTGTCGTTGAACCAATGCCGGTGGAAACCTTCGCGGTCCGGATAGGACAGCTTCTGGTCGAAGTTGCCGAACGGCTTGCGGACGAACGGCTTGCGCTCGCGCCTGGGCAGCGTGTCGACGGACTGCTCTTCCTCGCCGCCGCTGAGTGCGCGCTCGACCTCGGCCTGACGCCGTGCCTGTGCCGCCGCCGCGGCGTCGTTGAGCGGCTGGCGCTCTGATGCTGGTAGTCGTGCCATCAAGGTCTCCTTGGGATCTGAAACTCACTGAGGTGGACAACGCCCTCGCACTCGACCGTGGTGCCCAGCAGTATGGTCAGCATGGCGCTGGCGACGGCTTCGAGTCGCATGACGTTGTTGTTGGGCTGCACCAGGAGGCCACCCGGATCGCGACAGCGCAGGCAGGCCACGGCGAGGGCCTCCACCAGACCGTCGAACTCCTTGCGGTCGCAGTGCAGCATTATGGTTCGCCTTCCCAATAATAGCTGGCGAATTCCTCTCTCGTGAGCGGCTCGCCCTTGCCCTCCAGCATCCGCTTCTGGCGGTCGTACTGCGCCCTGACATCAGCCGGCATGGCCTCGAAGCTGCGCGGGCCAGGGCGCCGGGCCGGTGCTCCCTCCGACGATCGTGCGACTGCCGCCACTTGGCGGCGCACTGGCTGGGCCACGGGCTCCTCCTCTTCCTCAGCCTCCTCCTGGACATGCAGTGGCTGGCGCACGGTCCGCTCTGTGCCATTGCCGCTGCCGTTGGTGACGCGCGCTCGCGGGAAGTGCTCGGGGAATCGCCGACGGATGTGCGCCTCGGCCTCGACCAGATGATCCTCGACGCTACCGTGGGGGCTGGCGCGCTCCGCCTGCTGCATCGCGGCGATCATCGCCACGTTGGCGACCGGGTCGGTGGTGAACCAGTTGTTGTTGCGCACCCACGCCTGGATCACCGGATCAGCATTGGCCTGTGGCTGACCCTGGCCGCGGTCAGGAGGCGGTGGCGGCGGTTCCGGGGGTGGTGGGCCCAGCTCGCGCATGGCCTGCTCCACGGCCTGGAAAGCCGCCGTATCGCCCGCCTCGACGGCGCGGGAGCGCTGCTGGTGCAGCTCCTGCATCGCCCGGCGGTAGCCGACCTGCTCCGCCTTGCGGGTGCTCGCCAGCATTTGGTTCAGGGTCTCGCCCTGCTGCGACACCTGATTGCGCAGGTCGGTGATCTGCCGATCGGCTGCCCGGTTGCGCTCCTGCAGCAGCGGCAGCAGCCGCTCGCCGCGCTCTACGAACTCCTCTGCCGGGAGCCAGCGCTCCGCGTCACCACGGAATTCCTCGCGTGGCCTCCACCCCATATTCCTGGCGCGTTGCTCGATCGCAGCCTGCCCCGGATCGTCGTGTTCCTGATCCAGCGGCTCGGCTGACTGCTCAGCCGTTTCTGACATAGCTTGCCTCGCTCAACCGTTCTGTTAACTTGACTGAGCAAGCGCTTAGGGTTTTGGGTTAGGGCGTGTCTTGAGCGGCCGGTGTTACCAGGGGTGGGACACCGGCCTCTTTCATTCCTGCCTGCTGTAGAGCGCGCCGATCGAGCGCTGACTGACCAGCCGGTACTCCACGCTGTCCTCGCCCTGCACCACGCGGCCGGCGTAGCGCTCCACCACCACGCGATCGCCCGGCTCCGGCTTGGCCGTGCTCCAGCGCCGATTGCCATCGTCGGTGAACTCGAAAGCCGCCGCGCCGAGCGCGATCACCACACCGGTCTCGGATGCCATGGTCTGCTGTGAGCGGCTGGTGTCGGGGACGATAATGCCGCCCGACGTGGTCTCGGCGTGCTGATCCATCAGCACCAGCACCTTGTCATCGAGTGGGGTGATACCGCTGTGGTTGATGCCATCCCATTCGGCCAGCACGAACTCGCGCTGGTCACCGGTTCGCAGGACGCGGCCTTCGAGCATCAGACGCGCTCCGGCTTCGGCTGTGGTACATCTCCGAAGTACCAGCTAAGGATATGTCCCAGCTGCAACGCCACCAGTTCGGAGCACATGAGACAGCGCCCGCGCCATTCCTCCATCATGAGCTTGTCCATCTCGCCCACCAGGAATGTCCGCAACGCCTCGCGCAGCAGGGCGTCACGATAGTCCTCCAGGTACAGGAGAACCTGCGCCGTTACCGGATTGTGGCGCCATTGATTGAAGTCCTGCGGCGACAGATCCAGCAAGGCCGGGCGGCGGGCCTCCGCTATTTCCTCCGGAGGAGCTACCGCCTTCGCCATTAGCTCCGGTGTCAGTCGAAGTGGTGACATTGAGTAGCTCGATCTGGTGTCGGAGTGCTTCTAACTGATGGCCATACCACGCCTGATCGACGTCGGCGTCGGCCTTCCTGGCATTGGCGAGGTTGAGGATGGCCTGCGACAGCTCCTTGATCTCCGAGGCTTTGTCTTTGCCACGGCGGATCGCCAGCTCGACCTGCTCATGCTGCTGGCGGATGTCGAGTTCCTTGTTGCGCAGGCCCGCCATCTGGCCGGCGATGTCGACCTGCTCCTTCTGCAGCTGCAATGCCGCCGCGGCCTGCACCAGTTCAGCATTGGGCGGGGCTTGGGCGGCGATCAGCTTGTCGACCTGCTGGATCGCCGCCGCCTGCATCGCCCTCAGGCGGATCTCGCGCCCATCGAAGAACGGGTCAGAAGCGAACTGCAGCAGGAAATTAGCCTGCGCCATCTGCTGGGTGTCGGTGACCATGTCCGGATCGCTGACGGGCTCCGCGCCAGAACCCCGCATGTAGTCTGATCTCTGTATCTGAAAGTATTCTGATCCGATACGAAATCCTGCTTCATCGGGAAGATAGAGGCGATTGAGCCTAAATAGCTTGTCGAAGTCCTGCCGCAGGGATCTGTGTATACGTTTGAATATGGCATTGAACACCTTCAATCCCTGCTGGATCACAGCGAGACCGAGGATGCCGGGAACATTCGCGCCGGGCAGCTGACCCTGCAGAACTTCCCTGATGCTGCCTACATCTTTGGCCGCCTCAACCAAGAACTGCAGCAGCTGGAACAGCACCGGGTTCGGTCCCGGCATCTCCAGCGGTACTAAGTTTTCCCGCAACGTGCGGCCCTGCGTGGTGACCACCTTGTATTCGCCGGTCATGAACCGCACCGAGCCGGCGTTGATCGACACGCCGCCACCGATGAAGCCGCCGCCTGCGATCTGCAGATGGCCGGCGTCAAACATCTGGTTGATGGTGGTGTTGACCGCGGCGTTCAGCGGATACATCAGGCTACCGAAGCCGAGGTCGTATGACCCGCCGTCGGGGTTCGGGATGAAGCCGTACTTGGTGTAGTAGTCGATCTGGCGGATCTCGGCGACCTCGCCCTCTTCGGTCGCATCGATGCAGTCCTGGTCGAACCCTACCGTGATCCTGGCCAGCTTGCCGCTGTCCTTGGCGAAGGTGAGGATGATCGGCTCATCGTAGCCGTCGTCGTCGAGGTCGTAGCGGCGGTGCTGCTCGCAGAAGGTGACCGGCGCCTGCTCGTCCTCGGAGGTGTCGGCGTTGCGGCCATAGCCCTCGTCGCCGTAGTCGAGCCACAGGCCGGAGCGGATGTTGCTCTCGATCTCCCACGGGTAGAAATCGATCAGCTCCGTCTTGCGCGGTGCGGCATCGAAGCTCTTGGCCTTGTAGTTCACGCAGAGGCGCAGCGCCGAGACGATCTCGCTGACGTTCCGCCGCTGCTTCGGGTCGAAGTAGTTCTTGCGGAACATCGTGCCGGCGATCGCCACGGTGATCAGCAGTCGGTCCGTCTGCTCCTCCCACTCCGGCATCTCGGTGAGCAGCTGCCAGGACATGTGGCGGCCGATGCGGTCGGCGCGCGTCTGCTTGGAGCCGGGCGGCACGATCCACAGTGCCTTGCCGCCAGGACCGATCGCCTGACCGCCTGGGGCCTGCTGTGGCCCGCCCTGGCCGGGCTGTGGTGGCGTCGGAGGTGCCCCTGGCGGCGCCCCCTGTGGGGGCCCTGGCATGCCGCCAGGAGCTGCTCCCCCGGGCGGCCCGGGCATAGCCGTTTGACCTGGACCGCCAGGACCGCCGGGACCAGCCGGCCCGCCGGGGGCCATGCCGGGCTGTTGCGGCGGCGCCAGCAGCGGCACGCCGCGATCATCGCCGATGACGGTGCCTTTGACCACGTTGCGGCCCTGCACGATCGCCGGATAGGCCCGGGCGTTGAATTGCAGCGCGGCGACGGTGATGAGCGGGAAGCAGACGTTGGAGGCGTTCGGCCACGGATACGTCTTGGGTTCGACCACCTGGAGCGCGAAGGCCATCCAGTCGCTGTAGCGCTGCTTCCAGTCCGCCCTGGTATCCTCATCCAGCTCGTACTCGCGCTTGGCCTGATCGGCGAGGCGCTGGCGTTTGCCCTCCTCGATTTCGTCCGCGATGTTCTTGCGGACAATCCACCTAGCGAACCGGCGAACGTGCTGCGGTTGCAATAGCGGCCGGCGGTCCGCTTGGTCGGTCTTGGGGTCGGCGAGGGACTGATCGGGAGCTGGTGGGCGAAGCGGCAGGATGTCAGCAGACTTCAGTGGCGCCTCGGGCTCATCCGGCGGCGGCCCCTGCATCGTGTCAGGCGGCTGTTGCTGATCCTGGTCCTGATCGGGCGGCGGCGCACCCGTCGGGATGGCGCTGAGGCTCGCGCTCATGTTTCCCGGCACGCTCCTTCATCGCGGCTACGCTATATGTAGACGCTGCCGGATGCTCCGAAGTCAACCGCTGGTCGTATTGCCGCGCTCGGTCCAGTGGCCACACCAGTAGTCAGCGCGCACGACAGGGAACGTGCTGAACGGCCGCAGTTCCATGCTTGTTCCCAGCTTTGATGGCATCGGGATGAGGAACGCCGTCGGCGGGTTGCGGCGGCAATTGAGATCCCCGGCGGGATCTTTCCACGAGTAGCGGCATGTTGCACACGCTTGGTCCAGCATGCGGGCGACGACGTCGCGGGGGACGATCAAGGTGGAAGACATGGGAGGGATGTATACCCAGGCTGGTGCTGGGCAACCAGCTACACCCCTCCCTCGCTCTCTAGCATCGGCACACTCTGAGGCATCGGCTCGCTCCCCCGGCACGGCACTCTCTGTCAGCGCGGCTCGCTCACGTGTAGCGGCACTCTCTGGCAAGTCGGCTCGCTCCTGTTGCTCGGCACTCTCTGGGGGGACGGCTCGCTCGCACCTATTCGGCACTCTCACTCATCGCGGCTCGCTCAACCATTTCGGCACTCTCCCGGCAATCGGCTCGCTCGCCGTAATCGGCACTCTCACCGTATCTGGCTCGCTCCCTCTTATCGGTACTCTCACTCGTGGTGGCTCGCTCTGACTCCACGGCACCCTCACGTCTTGCGGCTCGCTCCGTCTTCCTGGCACTCTCACTAAGTTCGGCTCACACCTCAGTGGACAGCACATCCCGCCGCAGCGCCAGCGCCTGGGTGATCGCTTGACGGCGCAGCTCCCCCATCGTCTCTGCTGGAACCGTCTGGCCGTGCGGCGTGTTGGCTACGAGCTGCCCCAACAACGCCGCGAAGATCGGCGCCGCGATGAGAACGATCTCGTCGGCCAGCTCTGCGTGCATCTCAGTATCCTGTCGTCTTGGAGCGGGTGCGGTCCTGCACGAGCCGCGAGTTCAGCTCGATCATGTCGTTGTCGATCTGGTCGCCTTTCCACTGCATCGACGGGCCGAACAGGCGGGTGGCCGTGTACTGGAGCGCGTCGGCCGGGTGGCTGTGGAGGTTCTTCTCCGGCTTGTCAGCCCAGCGCTCGGTGCCGGCGATCTGGATGCGGCGATAGTGGTAGCCGCCCTGCAGCGCCCGCCGCAGCCGGCCACAGCGCGGGTGGAGATTGAACGCCGGGCGCCCATCGTCGTCGAACTGCCGGAGCTGCTTGCGGATGCACTCCTGGCGGATCTGCGGCGACTGCAGACCCGGCTCGATCATGATCCCCTTATTATGCAGGATATCGAAGCACGTCTTCTCGTCGGTCTCCGAGCGGCTGGTGCCCGCCGGATCACCGACGTCGATGAACTCAGTGTCGGGGAAATGCTGGCTGCTGTGGCTCAGCACCTGATCGGAGAACCGGTCGATCCCCATCGTGTCGGCGCACAGTTCATCCACGATTTTCCACTGCCCGGTGGCCGCCAGCTGGCTGAAGATGCAGCTCGGCGTCAGGCCAAAATCCCACCCACGATGCACCGGCAGGCGTGGATCGGTGCGGGGTGCGCGCTTCTCGTCGGCGCCGCCAGGGCAGTGTACGTTGTCGTGGTATTCCGGGAAGACCGGGCGGCCTTCGGTTACGAACCCATATTCACCGCGGCAATATACTTTTATCCACTCATCGGTTTTTCCGATGGCCAGCCGCTGCCAGTAGCCGGGGCTCTGGTTCTTGGCGTTCTCCGCGCTGGCGGACAGGCCTGATGGTTGTTTGAAGATGCGGCAGTACTTGGCCACCGTCATGCCGGGCATGAACGCGGCGAGCGCCTCCACCGCCTCGCTGTGATCCATTTTCTCGAAGAACCGGTACCACGCCGAGTCGGCATCGGGTGGGTTGGTATCGAGGATGATGCCGGCCCAGGTGGCGCCACCGCCGTCGCGCTTGGCCGGGTAGCGATCGACGCGGCCCTGCAGAGCATCGATGATCGTCCAGGGCACCTCGCGTGCCTCGTTCACCCAGGCGCCGGTCAAGTCCAAGGACAGCAGGTTTCGGACGTGGTCAGGCCGGTCGAGGGCGCGGAACAGAAGCTCGATTTCCGCGCACTTCTTATCGCCGTCGGCAATGAGTTTGTTTAGCACATATTCATGTTCAGTTGCCCGCCACTGCCCCATCATTGGATAAGGGAACCACTGGTGCACGGTGCGGATCGTCGTGTCGTTCAGCTGGCGATAGGTGTTCCTGATCACCGCCCAGCGGCTGCGGCGGATACCATCGAGCCCGGGCTTCTGCTTGAGGCCGCGCTGGACGATGTCCCACAGGCAACCTGACGATTTGCCGCTGCCGAACGGCCCCATGAGGCCGCGGATGAACGCATCATCATTGAGGAATTCGTGGATCGTTGGGACGTCGGAAGTGTTGTAGTCGAGGGTATGCTTGGTCATCGCGAGATCGGCCGGTGGTGACACACTGAAGGTAGCATTCAGCGACTACCTGTCACCACCGGCCCGCTCCTCTTGCCCGGCACACTCTAGCGGTTCGGCTCGCTCACTTGTGTCGGCACTCTCTCACTCAGCGGCTCGCTCTCATGGATCGGCACTCTCGCTGGATGCGGCTCGCTCATCTACTGCGGCCACTCTCAAACCATTCGGCTCGCTCGGCATATGCGGCACCCTCGTCACACGCGGCTCGCTCCGCAGATATGGCACTCTCGAACACCCCGGCTCGCTCCCATTTCACGGCACTCTCGGACGTTCCGGCTCGCTCATGACCGACGGCACTCTCGAAGTCCCCGGCTCGCTCGATTTTCTCGACACTCTCATCATTGTCGGCTCGCTCACCTACTGCGGCACTCTCATGGCGGCCGGCTCGCTCTGCTACTGCGGCACTCTCTCTCAGCACGGCTCGCTCCTGTTCAACGGCACGCTCAGCAGCGACGGCTCGCTCGTCTTGATCGGCACTCTCTTGCAGCACGGCTCGCTCGCGGTTTATGGCACTCTCGTCGATGTCGGCTCGCTCAGCCAGCTCGGCACACTCTCGGATCTCGACTCGCTCGTCTTGATCGGCACTCTCTTGCAGCACGGCTCGCTCTCATCGTTCGATACACTCTCATATCACGGCTCGCTCCTGGATTTCGGCACTCTCCGCGGATGCGGCTCGCTCGGTCTTCGCGGCACTCTCCCGAGCTACGGCTGAACGGCGGGACCACACCGAAGGCTAGCACCTCGGCGACTAGCTGGCCCCGCCTCGCTCATGTAGTTCGGCGCTCTCTTTCCACGCGGCTACCCAACCTTGCTGCCATCCTGGAGCGGCTCTGGCAACTCGGCCTCATGCTCATGCGTCCAAGGCTTCGGCGGCTTCCCGGCATACGCGTGAAATATATAATTCTCGCGCGTCGGCTCGATGCCTTTCTTCAACATCCAGTTCAAAGTCACATCGTTCTTTCGATGCGGTTCCCAATCAATCTTCGGCGTCGTCGCCATAGTCAGTGCCTCCTGCCCAGCTGGGCGGCTTCAGCCCGCCCGCATGAGAAGCGATAGCCTCTCGCCTCTCATCAGGGGTTTTACCACGGAACTCGCCGCGATTGCGCCAAATGTTTTCAACATGCTGGACGAAGCCGGGGTTGCGCTTCTGCTCGGGGGAGAACAGGCCGCGCACCCCCTCCCAGGTCACGGATTGCAGCTCCCGCGGCAGGATGCCGAGATCCTTGGCCGCCCGGCGGTAGGCCTCCGCATACAGGCCGTACATACCCCGATTGCCGACGGTGGCGCTGTTGGCGGCGTCTGGGACGCCCTTGCCGGTGCTGGTGCCGAGCCCGTGGCCGACCGGCATCGAGCCGCCACCGAGCGGCCGGAGCAGCGCCGCGGCGATCGCGTGGGTGTCGATCGTGACGTCCCCGTGCAGCGCGTGTGGCGCAATGATGTTATTGAAAAAGTTCCTAACTTTGTGGTTGCCGCCCATCAGCCGGGAGACCTCCGGCAGGGAGGCGTTCTGCAGCGCTGCTGTCGCTTTGGCGATCTCGTTGAACGAGCCCCAGCTCACGCTGCGTGGCCGTGCGGCTTCCTTCAGCACGCCCTTCTTGGTGTATTTCGCCGGGATCATCGAGGTCTCGCCGAAGCCGCCCTCCGGCGTCACCATCTTGTAGTCGCGTGGGTTGTGCGCCTCGTCGTGCCAGCGGGCGAACACGGCGCGCTCATGTGGGTCGGTCAGCCGCGACATCGGCGTGGTCTGGAACTTCTGCTGCAACGCCCGCAGCTCGCCGATCTTCTTGGGGTCGTCCTCGCCCGTCTTCTCCAGCGATTTGATGTATTTGTCAGAGTACCTCTGCATCTCGTCGGTCATGCGCCAGTTGTGGCCGAGCTGGTGCGCCTCGAACACCTTCCTGGCGAGATGGACGTTTTGGTACCAATCCTTCTGCGGGCTGAGCGCTGCCAGGACCGCCGCGGCTTGGTACGGCTGGACCTTGAACTCCTTGGCTAGGCTGTGGGCGATGCGGTTGGCGCCGTTGTACCATTGCTTGGCGCGCTCGACGATGCCGGGACCGATCGGGCCCTTCTCATCGTTCATCTTGCCGTACAGCCACTTCAGGTTGTCCTTGGCGTGGTTGATGAACGCCTCGTTGATCTTGGTCGGGTCGTCGGTGCGCAAGTGCTCGAACCCGGGATAGTTCTTGATCAGCTGGGCGTTCTTAGCCAACGCTTCGGGTGCGCGCTTCAAGCTGTCGAGGCCGATCGTCAGGCCGTTGGTCTCGTGGGCATTGATGCCGGTCTTCTTCTGTTCCGGCTCCGACGGGATGCGCGTCGAGATGCGGTCCTGGTCGCGGCTCTGCACCTGTTCCTGCTCGGGTGACGTCGGCGCCTCGGGCGCAGCTCCTGGTGCGCCACCAGCCTGGGCCAAGGTCTCGCTGCCGTAGGTCGGCACGTCCATCGTCTGGGCTGCCAGCCGGCGCGCCAGGGCGCCGCGCTTGATCACCCCGGTGGTCGGATCTTGCTGGAACTGGGTGACGTCGCCTGGACCGCCTGGGGGCGCGCCAGGAGGCGCTGCGGCTGGCATTGGCGCCGACATGGCAGCGGCACTGGGCCCCGGTGCTGCGGCGGCAAGCCCAGCCGCACCCGAAGGCGGCGACAGACCCGCGGCCGGCGGTGTCATCACCCCAGGCGTCGGCGCTGGCATGATCCCCTGCTGCTGCCGCGCATGCGCCAGCTGCGCCAGCGACAGCGCAGTCATCGGCGGCTGGATGGGTGCAAGCCCAGGCGCGCGCGGCGTCTGCCACAGTTGATCGGTCAGTTTGGCCAGGGGATCGAGCTGCTTGGTGTACTTGGCGAGAGGGTTCGTCTGCTCGTCGCCGCTGGGGTCGATCGATGGGTATGGGATCGTGCCCAGCCGGCCGCTCATGGCGTACCCCTCTTGTGATCGCGAAGTGCGTCAGCCCCAGCGTCAATCATAGCTGGTAGTCCATTTCGTTTCACTATGTTTATTGTTCTCGGATCAAAAATAACGTAATTTGATGTTCCCTGGCCGGCGCTGCGGCTTTGCCGATCGAGGTAGCGGATGCCGGGGATGCCGGTCTCCAGCAGGCTCTTAGCTGCACCAGCCTTGCCGGAGCCTCCGGCCTCGAACTCTGGCGACAGGCTCTGCATGGCGGAGTGCACCTCCTCGCCGGTCGCGGTGAGCGGATGCATACCGGTCATATGGCCCAGCTCCATGGCGCGCTCGACATGCGGGCGCAGCCGCTCCTGCACGTACTGGCTATGCTGATGCAGCGGCTTGTCCCAATCGAGCATATGGTCCGGATGAATGTGCAGCTCGGACTCGTAGAGGTGGCCCGAGTCGCTGGTGAAGTGCTCCGGCTTCAGCCGCTGCGCTGCCGCTTGCACACCGAGATGGAACTGCGCCCGCCTACGGTTCGCCTCTGCCGCCACCGTGGATATGCCTGCCCGTGGGACGTACGACAGGTCCGCTACTCGCTCTTTGTGCTCTCGCTCTACCTCGGCGATCGCCTGCTCCGGCGTCAGCTTGTTGGTTTCCATGTATTCAGCCACATCGTGGGCCGCCCTAGCATGCGGATCGTCGCGGCTGAACGGCGCGCGCGCACCCTGGTACTTCACACCGCCAGACAGGTCGTCGCGGTAGCCCTGCGCCACCCTCTCGTTGCCAGCCTGATAGATCCCCTTGCCATAGGCCTGGGCCCCCTCGCCTGTGCCCATCTTGCTGAGGTTGAACTCACCGAGCGGATTCACCGCCGTGGGCGGGAACTGGTGCGGCGTGCCGTGGTGGATCGTCAGCGGGTTCGCCATGCGGATCAGCTGGCCGCTGCCATACGCTTCCGGCCCAGGTGCAGCAGGCATGTTTCCGCGGGCCTGGACGTGCGCCAGGGCGGCGTGCTGCGCCGCGGTGCCCGCGTCATAGTCGGCGACATGGGGGCCGTCCGTCGGCTGGTAGGCGCCCGCCTGGGGGTCATGCGCCATGAACACGACATCAGGCCGACCGTTGTTGTGGGCCTTGAAGGTGTCGTGTTGCCAGCCCTCTGGTTTGTACTCTTCATTCCATGGCAGGCGCGCGACAGCCCTAAACCCATTCTGGCCGTAGATATGTGGCAGCACCGTATCGAACGCATCGAGTCGCCGGCCACCGTTCTGCTTGGCGAGGTCGAGCATCGATCTGGTGACGTTGCGGTATGGCGCCTTCGGGTGTTTGAACACCGAGACGATGTCGTTGCCCTTCAGGGCGAACCCGGCGTCACGCTCCTTGGTGAGGAACGTGCGCATGTCGCGATAGTCCTCGGCGGGATACTGGGTGACAGCGGCGCCGGCTGGGTGGCCGCGCTTGGCGGCGCCGATCGCGGCGTGGAACGCCTCGGCGCCCTCCGGGTGTAGCTCGTGGTAGGTTGGATTGTCGGCGTTCGGGTAGCTGGTCTTCGCTGTCCAGGTCGTTTTGACCGGGGCGTTCAGACCCAGTGGCGAAGCTCCGCCCGGGCTTGCTCCACTGTAATTGCCTTCTGCTTCGCCAGCTTGTGCGCCAGCTCCTCTAACAGCTTGTCGGCCTCCCGGTGGATCTCGGGGGTCGATTGATAGCTGTGCTGCGGCTGGGGTGGTTGCTTGGCCATAATTACCTCCAGGCGAACTTAGCGCGGATGCGCCCGGTGTCGCGAGCGGCGGATAGTTGATGCTGCCCAGTGATGCCGACATGGCGGGAACCGTATACCACGGTGAGCGCGTGGCAACTCACTACGGTCCCCGCCCGCTCAGGCTGGACGGCACTCTCTCGGGCTTCGGCTCGCTCCTTGAACTCGGCACTCTCATCTGCAGCGGCTCGCTCAGCCGTAACGGCACTCTCAGCATCCCCGGCTCGCTCGCCTTGATCGGCACTCTCTCTCAGCACGGCTCGCTCGCCTTTCCCGGCACTCTCGATAGAGACGGCTCGCTCCCAGTCCACGGCACTCTCTGCAAGATCGGCTCGCTCTGTCCTGACGGCACTCTCTTCCGCCGCGGCTCGCTCGCTGTTATCGGCACACTCCCATCAATCGGCTAGCTCGTATCTTTCGGCACACTCCCATCGGGCGGCTCGCTCCTGATTTTCGGCACTCTCTCTCAGCACGGCTCGCTCATCGACTTTGGCACTCTCGATCCTACCGGCTCGCTCACTACCAACGGCACTCTCTGCTATCACGGCTCGCTTATAATGTTCGGCACTCTCGCATGGAGCGGCTCGCTCTGCTGAGACGGCACTCTCATCGCTTACGGCTACCAGGGACAATCGGGGGGTTCTCACCCCCCTCGTTTTATGTCCTCCGGGTCAGTCTCCATAGGGCATCACCCCCTTTCACAGGCCGAGGTGATCACCGCGGCTTCCGCGGCCGCGATGTCGGACCACGCTGCGCCCGTTCCTTCGCCTTAGCAAAATCAGGCATCAGCTCGATATTGGGTATTTCAAGACGGTGAACGTGCCCGGGTATGTTCTCGATCACGTAAGGATGCGGCGGCAGCTCCTTGTAATGATCCCAGAACATGACTTCATGAAGATGCGCCAGGAACAGCTTCACCGCACGCCGTTGCGCTCGCAGATGGATGCGCGCTGGCGGCAGCATGCCCTGCGTGTACCACTTGAACGCGTCGGTGTTCGGATCGAACCGCTTCTGCTCCAGGCTGAGCTTCGCTTGATCAGCGTAGAGCTGGCGACTGTTGCGCTCGGTCTCCCAGTCCTTCCTGGCCTTGTAGAGCTTGCCGTAGACGTCGTCCGGCCGGTTGCTCACCTTCACGAAGCTCTCACCGATGAGGAAGCACAGGCGCTTCAGGCTGGCGTTCCACGGCCGCTTCTGCCCCTTGCCCCAGATCGAGGTCGGGTCGAGTCCGGCGAAGCGCCAGATATGACCAGTCGTCGGTGCGCGCTGGATGTCGATGTTGGCCAGCAACCCGGCAGCGATCACCGGTCCGATGCCCTTGATCGAGCGCGCCCAGATGCCGGACATATCGCTCAGCGAATAGATGTCGAGCGTGCCGCGGATCTGCTTCTCCAGCGTCTCCTCTTGCACGAACAGCCACTCCAGCACCTCGTGCGGCTCCGACACAGGCGGCAGCTGCTCCTCGTCGCTGTCGTCGTCCTCGTCGTCATCGGCACGCTGCTGCTTCGGCTCCGCCAGGGTGCGGACCTGATGCTTGGTCCGGATGCGGTTCTCCTGCATCGCGTAGTAGGCGTCGACCAGGAAGCGGGCCTCGATCTTGCCGAGCGTGCGACTGGCCTGCTTCAGATCCTTGTTCAGCTTGGTGATCGGCGTCAGCAGGCTCGGGTCGGCCGTGCTGGTCATCAGCTGGTGAAGTGCATCCAACCGCTGGAACAGCCCAGCGATCAGGTCGTCGTCTGGTGGCTGGTTGCGGCCCTGGCGCAGCAGGTTGAGCGCGTCGCCCACCAGCTCCAGTGGGGTCATTGCCAGGAAGTCCTCGGGCCCCAGCGGGGTCTCGGGGCCGTTGAACGGTGGGGGCGGAGGCGGTTCTTTGCCTCGGCCGGTTCGGGGTTGTCTCATTGGTTCTCTCGCTGTTGGGGTGGTTCGCTCTAGCTTCTCGGCACTCTCAAGCGTTGCGGCTCGCTCATGCTTCTCGGCACTCTCTTCTACGACGGCTCGCTCCGTTTGGTCGGCACTCTCACAGCTTGCGGCTCGCTCCTGCGTTCCGGCACTCTCCGTCGGCGCGGCTCGCTCGCTCAACTCGGCACTCTCGTGTGGCCCGGCTCGCTCGTTCTTCTCGGCACTCTCCGGATAACCGGCTCACTCTTTCTGGTCGGCACTCTCGCTTTCCTCGGCTCGCTCACCGTTGCTGGCACTCTCGTGTACTACGGCTATGGCAGGGGACCGTGCCGCCACAAGCTAACGGCACGGCTTGTGTCGCCCCCCCCGCTCCGGAGCGTCGGTACTCTCAAGCTACGCGGCTCGTAACGGTGTCTACTACCCCGGCCGGTGCAGTGCAGTCAAGAGATGTCTCATCAGGAGGCAGTACTGACCGGTAGGAAGGTGCAATGAAGACAGGAAGGGAAGGAAGATCAGCGATGTAGCACGGCCTGGAAGATCACCCAGGCCATTGCCAGGGAGCCGGCGCTGGCAAGGACGTAGGCCCAGGCCCTGTCGTGCCGCCGCCGTGGCCTGGGCGCTTGGTCGTAGCGCAGGGTGAAGCGGCGACGGCGCAGCCGCATCAGCTCAGCGGGGACATGGTGCCGGCGTCAGCAACCTGGGTGGTGCACCACCTAGGCGACATGCCGCCGTATGCAAAATGGGCGGACACAAAGCGACGTGCCCGCCCACCAAAAGCATCAAGAGACTGGAGAAGTGAGTGACTGAGCCGGCTATGGGGCCGGTTGTATGGATGGGTGGTCGAGCGGCCGAAGACACCAGACTTCCACTCTGGTGTGCCCCTTTAAGCAAGGGCACCGCGGGTTCGAATCCCGCCCCATCCGCCAAACACTATGGGGTGCCTGACGTGAAAAACATAGATCAACATAATGCTCTTGTCACTACTGCTCAGGGGTTACGGTACTCTCACTTAGCCCGGCTCGCTCGCGACTGACGGCACCCTCGGCCTCCGCGGCTCGCTCCGCGACCTCGGTACTCTCGGTTGATCCGGCTGGCTTCAAGTAACCTCGGACTAGACGCTGGAGCCTGAGCGTCTTGTCTAGTTTTGTCTCGTCGTTGTCGACGGCGCGATCAAGCTCGGCCAGCCGACGCCTGATCTCCTGGTGGTCTACGGCTCGCTCTCCTTTTGCGGCACTCTCCATGGCTGCGGCTCGCTCGGCTATCACGGCACACTCCAAGCTCGCGGCTCGCTCCCTATTTTCGGCACTCTCCTTCCGCTCGGCTCGCTCACGTGTAGCGGCACTCTCTCGTTGAACGGCTCGCTCCGGCATGTCGGCACTCTCAGCTCCAACGGCTCGCTCTGTGAGATCGGCGCTCTCATCGTTCACGGCTGCGCTCAGCTCTCCCGGCACTCTCGGTTGGTGTGGCTCGCTCCCGGTCTCTGGCACTCTCATGCAGCTCGGCTGGTGGTGGAAGACGCGGCACCGGACGTCAACAACCCGGCGACTGACCCGCGTCTCCCAATGCTATCGCCGACCGACAGGGTGCGCCATGCCGCTGCCATCGTGGAACGCCGCGCCGCCGCAATTGTGCCCGGCAAGCTGGTCGCGTGCGGCCTTCTTGATGGCGCGCAACAGACCGCCCGGCTTAGGTTGGCGCTGAGCCCGCTGGCGGCCCACCGCCGCCGAGGAGACCGGCGAGCCCCCCAGCCCCGGCGCCAGGGTCTTGGGCACCAGCCCCGAGTTGATTACCGCCATTCATCGGCTCCTGTGGCATCGGCATCAGCGCGTGCTTCTTGCGCCTGGATTTGTGGTGCGCCTCCGGCCCGTCGGGGAACGCCTGGGGCGCCTCGGGGAAAGCTTGGCCTGTGTCGCTCATGTGTCGCTCCTCACGCCTCGCGTTGCGGCTCGTGATGCTGCTCACCCTCGCGCTGCGGCCCGGGCTCGGGTGTGATCACCTCGCCCTCGATCAGCATCACCCGCGGCACCAGCGCGGCATCCATCTGCAACATACCGAAGTCAGCGACAAGGCAGGCCAGGATCTGCGGCTCCAGTGAGGCTGCGTCGACCGCCAGGATGTGGCGCGTCTTCACCTGACCGCTGAGGTTGGGCGCCTCGGGATCGCCGGCCTCTGACAGCGTGGCCGCGAAGAACCCGCCGTCCAGCTCGTAGATCTGCACCAGAGGGACAGGCTCGACCTCTTCCTGCTCGGCGGCCAGCTCTTCGTCGGTCAGCTCTTGCGGCTCAGCGTCGGTGTAGGTGTCGGACATGATGCTTCCCCCTCGTC